AACACATGGCGACCCCATTAAGTGGGTACGTGTGACAGGTAACGAACTGGTCCAATCTGCATAGATTTCTGCACACCCCGCCCTATAATAAGAACATGAACAAAACCAATTCACTCAAAACTTATCACGGCGGACGTGTTCTTGCTAATGAATCAGCAATGAGAGATCCAGCGGTTGTTGCCATGTTTGCAGCAATGGAAGAAAGAAACTGGGAAGACCTAAAGCACCCCAGTGGACACTTCGGATACTGGAACATCAGCGACAGACATTAGTCGCTGATCCATTATAATAAGTACATCACATTCAAAGCACCCATGACCTCAACCTATCAAACTCAAACAACCGACACATCCTACAACGGTTGGACAAATTATGAGACTTGGAACGTTGCCCTATGGTTAGGCAATGATGAGGGCATGTATTCTCTAGCAAAGAGAAAGTCTTCCTATGATGAACTCATCCCAACACTTGAGAGCATCTATGGACAAATCACACCCGACGGCGTGAGATGGATGGACCCCAGCATCAACACATGTGAAATGGATGAGATGCTAGCAGAATTATAACATTCTGCCTCTGGGCATCCGTAAGACTGGCAGGGGTTGCGTTCACTATTCGCATTTAATTTGAACCTCAGCAAACATAAGTCCCAGACCATGTGTGTGTTTACTACAAAAGACAGAGGGGCAGTAATATGCCCCTTTTTTATGCCCCTTGATGCCCCCAAGCGGCGATGGGACTCCTAACCATTCACTAACCTACAAAAGTATCCAGACGACAGATAAATATATTTTGAAAATGGTTTTAAAAAACCCCAAAACCCAAAAAAATTTTCCTGGTAAAAAATGCCCCAAAAAGTTGATTATACAGACTACGATGAAATCCTCGCAAACTTTGATTCGTTCTGCGATGACTTTGAAAGTCGTGCGTCTAACGCCTACCTAAAAGGAGACCAAAATGATGGAAGAGTTACAAAAGAAATTGAGCGAGCAGGAAACGACGCTCCTATGGCTGTCAGAGAAGTTGACGAGCCTGGACCAACGAATCTCGCAGCTGGAGCGACCAACGTTGATGTACAAGCGTCCGACTTCTGAGGATTACGAGACGATATCACAAACACTTGATTATCTTCATAATAATATAGAGGGTCTCAAAGGAGATCTAGCAAAAACACAAAGAGGAATGAGGTAATATGGGACAACCAGCAGCAAGAGTAGGAGATAGTGTTTTCACAGGACATGGATGTTCTACTACTACAAAGATCGTATCAGGTCTTGATCAAGGCAGAGTTCTCATAGAGGGAGAACCTGCAGCAGTGGTAGGAATGGAGATGGAAGCTCATACCATCACTAATCCTGGACTTACACCTCCATGCGTTTCTCACATTGGTCCAGTGGTCAATGCAGGATCTGCAACGGTTTTAGTAGGTGGGAAACCACTTGCCAGAACAGGCGATAGTGCAGACATGGGGGCAATCACTGGAGGATGCTCTACCGTCCTTGCAGGTTAGCAAGACCTGTGTTATAATTTTAAAGTATTCAAAAGGTATTAATGGCAAAAGCAAAAGCATCGCTGACAGGACAGAATTTCGTTGAAGCAATCCCCAAGAAAACTCGTCAGGGTATGGGGAAGCACTCAAAGTATTCTGCGACCTCTGCGAATGGGAAGAGGAAGAGATATAGAGGTCAGGGGAGATAATGTTGTTTCTAATATCAATAATGTCTTTTGCAAATTTTGTATTCTATCCGTTAGTGATAGCTACAATCATTGCATTTGTTATTGAGTCAATCTTTAGATCACAGGACAAGGAACCTCAAGTGTTGAGGTCTATGGCAGTTAGGAAGTATTTCTGGAGACAAGCATGGTTATTCAACATCATTTGGTTTGTTGGGTATTTCATACTTCTAGTTACTAACAGACCAGGAGTACAACAGATGCCCGATATGATCTGGCAAGGATAACTTTTCTCCGAGCACCGAAAAACGCCGACCTAAATATTACTATTCCTCTTATTATATCATGTACCAAGCATTGCCTAAAGAGCTTCATGTAAAAGATAGTCCTATAGCAGGGCAAGGTCTTTATGCAAAGGAAGATATAGAAGCAATGATGTATCTTGGTATATCCCACGTGGTAGTGGATGAAGATATTATGAGAACGCCTCTAGGAGGTTTCATAAACCACAGTGAAGACCCCAATTGCGTTAAATGGTATGAAGAGGAAGAATGGGGGAAGATCTATCATATGAAGACGATTAAACCCATTAAGAAGGGTGAAGAGCTCTTTCTTAAATACACGTTCTATTCAGTAACCTAATGGCATTACCAGAAATCCCTTATGATGAATGGTTTGACACTAAGTACAAATTTGAACCCCACCCTTACGATAATTGGCCAATGGCAACTGATAATAAAAAGAAAAAGGATAAGGATGTAGAAGCAGAGATAAGTCTTCATGAGAAGATGTATCGTCTAGCAACAGAAAAACATAACCCTTGGGGATCTGAGGGGTTCCATACAGGAGGATTACATGACAAATGATTTCTTAGATAATCTTGCTGCACAGCAATATTTAAAAATGCACGACAAAAAACAAATGATCACTGAAGTAGAAAGTGATATCTATCAACGTAAAAAGGGTAAGAGAAAAGATGTAAGTGAAGGAGAAATTTTTGAAAAAGAAGATTATTGCGAAGGAGAGTTTATACCAGGTTTCCACGACTAGTGATAAATAGAAACAGCCTTGCTGTGTCTAAATGCCCACCTTTCAGACATTTAAAGATCTGAGTATTACATTCAAGAAACATCCTGTATCCGATGATTTGGTACAGGTGAAAGATAAGGCAGCTATTGTACAAGCAATTACTGCCTTAATTTTGACGTATAAGGGGGAAAGACCATTTCAACCTGAATTAGGATGCGATGTTAAGAATATGTTGTTTGAACCATTAGACTATGGTTCTGCAGTATTAATTAAATCTGCTATCCGAGAAACTCTTGTTCGTTACGAACCTAGAATTGATATAGACGATATTGTTTGTACACCAGATTATGATACTAATGGTTACCAAGTTGAATTGTGGTATACCATTATTGGTAGAGAGGACGCACCAATAGCTGTAGACTTCTTCTTAGAGCGTACACGATAATGCCTTATACTCAGGTTGCCAATTTAGACTTTGAAGATATCAAAGTTGCTCTCAAAGATTATATGAGAGCTCAAACGGATTTTACTGATTATGATTTTGAAGGATCGGCATTATCCAACCTAATTGACGTATTAGCATATAATACGTACTATACGGCGTTTAACACTAATATGGTAGTCAATGAGTTATTCATTGATTCTGCCACCTTAAGAGACAACGTAGTAGCGATTGCGAAGCAACTAGGGTACAGACCCAAAAGTGCTACCTCTCCTACTGCGTATGTCTCTTTTAATGTGACTTACAATAACCCAACAACCGATACAGAGATAACTCTTAAGAAAGGAACAGGATTTATTGCGACTTATGACAATAATGTATATCAGTATGTTACACTTGATGATGTAAAAGGACAGGTTGTTAATGATGTTGCAACATTTACTGACATTCCTCTTAAAGAAGGAACACAACTTGTCAATACATTCAATATTAATTCATCATTAAAGAGTCAGAGATTCATTCTTGACAATCAAAATATTGATACCAACACAATTAGAGTAAAGGTATACCCAACTGGAGGTAGCTTTAGTGAACCATACCTTATAGCAGATAATATTTTAGGTGTTGATGGAACTTCAAAAGTATTTTTCCTTGATGAGATAGAAGATGAGAGATATGAGATCCTAGTGGGTGACGGGGTTCTCGGCAAAAAGTTAGATAACAATGCAAGAATTGAAGTTTCTTACTTAACAACATCAGGTCCAGAGAGTAATGGAGTAAGAACTTTTGTCTTCTCTGGTGTATTAGAGAACGTAAATGGAAGTACACCTGCTATTAGTGTTAGTGTAACTTCTGCAGTTGCATCTGCTGGTGGAGAGGAGATTGAGAGTACACAAAAGATTAAGTATACTGCTCCTAAAGCATATGGCACACAGGAGCGTGCTGTAACCGCCCAGGACTACGAGGCAATCGTTCGGAAGGTATATCCTGCCACCAGTGACATTATCATCTTTGGAGGGGAAGATCAGGATCCACCTGAGTATGGAAAAGTATTCATTTCATTAAAACCAAAAGATGCAAGTTACATTACATCCTTGACTAAGAATGAAATTGTAAAAGAATTAAAGCAATATGTGGTTGCATCTGTAGAACCTAAGCTAGTTGATCCTTCTATTCTATATGTTGAGATGAATAGTAAGGTCTATTACGATGGATCTGCTACTGACCAGACAACATCACAGATTAGAGACAAGGTTATTGGTGGTGTACAGTCTTATCTTGATACTTCTGATACTGAGAAGTTTAATGGTAAGTTCAGATATAGTAAGATGGTAGGTGTGATTGATGATGCAGATCGTACTATCAATTCTAATCTAACTTCTCTTACAATGAGAAAGGATTTTTATCCATCTCTTAACTCTACCTTCTTTTATGAAGTATGTTTCCAAAATGAATTTGATCAGGACTGTGATGATCCAGTCTTGTCTACCACTGGGTTTAGAGTAACTGAGTATCCTAATTTTGACGTTTATCTAGAGGATAGATCTGGTAAAATTGTCCTATATAGACTAGATAGCGTAACTGGTGAAAAGGTTGTCCTTGACAGTGAAGTTGGCGATATTGATTATGTGAAAGGTGAATTGATGATGTACGATTT